ATATTTTATTCGGAGCATACAAATGAGCATCGGTAACGATTTACAAGAAATGGAAAATGCAGTAACTAGGGGAGCAAAGAGTGCGGAGCCAATGCAAAAGGCACCAAACTATGTTCCTGATGCTGGCACTATTGAGGATCTTGGTGGACCTACTCCCCAAAACTCAAAGCCAGACGACGAGAGCAACAAAGTAGCAACACCATCCAAAACCCTTAAAAAGGTCAGTGATGTTCAGCACAGAGGTGCAAAATCTGCTGATCCAATGCCAACAGCAAATAAGGCAGCAATGTCTTATGAAGAGACTGAGGCAGAAGAGGGTCAGGAAGTAGTTGCAGAAGCAGAAGAGACAACTGAAGAGACTGTTGAGGAAGAAACCATTTCTCTAGAAGAGAAACTGGATCAAATCATCAGTGCTGAAGTTGATTACTCTGATGACATCAGTGCTCTTTCTGAAGGTGAGCAACTCTCTGAAGAGTTCACCTCAAAAGCAAAAACCATTTTTGAAACTGTAGTTAAGGCAAAACTTACTGCAGTTGTAGAAACAATGCAAGAGCAGTATAAAACTGACCTTGCAGAAGAAGTTACCGAAATTAGAGAAGAACTTACTCAAAGGGTTGATTCCTACCTTGAGTATGTTGCCCAAGAATGGGTTGAAGAGAATGCTCTTCAAATTGAAAGTGGAATCAAGTCAGAACTATCTGAGTCCTTTATGACTGGTCTAAAAGGACTTTTTGAAGAACATTATGTAGAAATCCCTGAAGATAAATATGATGTCCTAGAAGGAATGGTCGAAAGACTAGATGAAATGGAGTCAAAACTCAATGAACAGATCGACAGAAATGTTCAGTTAAATCACAGACTTAGCGAAGCTGTAAGTGATACTATCTTTAATGAAGTTACTGAAGGGTTAGCTTTAACTCAGAAGGAAAAACTTGCAAGTCTTGCTGAAGGTGTTGAGTTTGGAAGTGAATCAGACTATCGTGAGAAGCTAGAAACTCTGAAGGAGTCATATTTCCCAAGAAACACAGCTTCTACACAAAAGGAAGAAGTGCTCATCCAAGAAAGTGTTGAGGATTATTCCCCAGCAATGAACTCTTATCTGAGAGCAATTTCTAAATTTAAGTGAAATCTAGGTTATACTAAATATTTGTAGTAAAAAACACTTTACAAGACTAAAACACAAGGAGTAAAAGCAGATGTATCTTTCAGAACAGCTGCAGTCTAAGTGGAAGCCTCTGCTTGAAGCTGAGGGTCTTGATAACATCAAAGATCCTTACAAGAGAGCCGTAACCGCTCAGCTGCTAGAAAACCAAGAGAGATTTTTAAGAGAAGAGAGAGCCTTCATTTCTGAAGCTGCTCCAAATATTAACACTGGTTCCAACGCCACCCCTGGTGCTGGTTCAGGTAATGCAGGTTTCGGTGGCGATGCTACTGCTGCTGGTCCTGTTGCAGGTTTTGATCCAGTTCTGATCTCATTGATCAGACGTTCAATGCCTAACCTCGTTGCATATGATCTGGCTGGTGTTCAGCCTATGAATGGTCCTACTGGACTGATCTTTGCAATGAGATCTAGATACGAAGGTCAGAATGGTACTGAGGCTCTGTTCAATGAGCCAGATACAGCATTCTCTGCTCAGAACAACAGTGCAAACCTTTCACAAGGTGGATACACTGGTGGTACTGATGGTGGAGTACCTGTTGGTTTTGGTACTACTGGATTCGTACTAGGTGGTAATGCTGCTGGTTCTAACCCTGCTGACCTCAATGCTTCAGGTGCACTGGGCAATGAGTACAAGGTTGGTCAAGGTTTTGGCACTGATGTCTCTGAAGCACTAGGTGATGCTTCTGACAATGCCTTCAACCAGATGGGCTTCAGCATTGAGAAGATCTCAGTTGAAGCAAAGTCCAGAGCACTCAAAGCTGAGTACACCCTGGAACTGGCACAAGACCTCAAGGCAATCCATGGTCTTGATGCTGAGGCAGAACTTGCCAACATCCTCTCTACTGAAATCCTTGCTGAGATCAACAGAGAGATCATCAGAACTATCTACAAGGTTGCTGAGCCAGGTGCTCAAACCAATGTTGCTAATGCAGGTTTCTTTGACCTGGATGTAGACTCCAATGGTAGATGGTCTGTTGAGAAGTTCAAGGGTCTGCTCTTCCAACTGGAAAGAGATGCCAATGCTATTGCACAGAGAACTCGTAGAGGGAAGGGCAATGTGATCCTTTGCTCTGCTGATGTTGCTTCTGCACTCACCATGGCAGGTCTCCTGGATTACACCCCTGCACTCAATGCAAACCTGAATGTTGATGATACTGGCAATACCTTTGCTGGTGTTCTCAATGGTAAGTTTAGAGTATACATTGACCCATATTCTGCAAACCTTGCTGCTAACCAATACTATGTTGTTGGTTATAAGGGCACCAATCCTTATGATGCTGGTCTGTTCTACTGCCCATACGTTCCTCTCCAGATGGTTCGTGCTGTTGGTCAGGACACCTTCCAGCCTAAGATTGGATTTAAGACCAGATATGGCATGGTTGCTAACCCATTTGCAACTGGCACTGGTCAGGGACTTGGAGCAATTGCTGCAGGCACCAACAGATACTACAGAAGAGTTGCTGTTCAGAACCTCATGTGATTCTGTCACACTTTTCAAGGGACCCCTCAGGGGGTCCTTTTTTTATGCTCATAAATAATTCAAAAAATGGCAACCAACCCTTGGGAAAATCAACCTGGAAATAGAAATTTTTTAGCACCAGTTGGTTTTAAGTTTAAATTACAAAAAGCACCAAAGGTAGATTTTTTCAGTAATTCTGCCAATATTCCATCCATTACTCTTGGAACTTCTCTCCAAACAAGGTATGGAAAGAATATTGATATCCCTGGGGATAAGATGAATTTTGAAGATTTCAGGTTGAGATTTCTTGTAGATGAAGATTTATCCAACTACATGGAAATTCAAAACTGGATGAGAGGACTTGGATTCCCATACAGTTTAGAAGAATACAAAGATCTTCAAGATGAAAACAATTTAAATTCAGTTCCAGGAATAAATCGTAATAGATTTTTCTATGAAGAATCTGATGGTACTTTGCAAATCTTGAATAGCAATTACCTTGTTACTGCACAAGTTGTTTATTATGGACTATTCCCAACTTACCTATCTACATTGCAGTTTGATGCTACTGATAACGACATAGATTACTTTACTGCAGAAGTAAATTTCAAGTATACTTACTATAAAATTATTGACACAACAGGAAATGATTTATGATTTCTCTTGATGAAATTCAAATGATGTGGAAAGAGGACTCTGAAATTAACATTGATGATCTTCACAATGAATCTTTAAGAGTTCCAGTCTTACACTCCAAATATTATGAAATATACAATAACATTACATTATTAAGAAAACAAGCATTAATAACTTACAAAACAAAAAAATTAGAAAGGTCAAACTTCTATAATGGAAAAGCAGATCCAGAAGTTTATAAGGAGGAACCTTTCCCATATAAAATTAGAGACAAGGAAAGTTTAACTAGACATCTTGAAGCAGATGAACACTTAAACAAAGTCTTACTTAAGATTGATTACTATGATACAATATTGAAATATGTTGAAGAAGTCTTAAAAATGATTTCTGGTAGAACGTATCAAATAAAAAACTCAATAGATTTTTTGAGATTCCAAGCAGGTATGTAATATGACTGATTTAGTTATTACAAAGAAAAATGAAATTTATTTGAAAGTAGAATGTGATCCACATATCAAATATGAATTAAGTGATCAATTTACTTTTGATGTACCAGGGGCAAAGTTTATGCCTCAATATAGAAGTAAGCACTGGGATGGTAAAATAAGACTATTCAATATTCAAACTGGAGAAATATATGCTGGTCTTCTGGATAAATTAATTTCTTTTTGTGATAACCATAATTACAAATTTGAATTACTTGAAAATAAGTATTATGGTCTTCCTGGTGAAATGGATGATGGGATATCCCTAGAGGGTGTTAGAGACTACATGAAGAGTATCTGTGCACATGAACCTAGGGACTATCAAATTAAGGGGGTTCATGATGCTCTGAAGTATAAAAGAAAACTTCTACTATCTCCAACAGCGTCAGGTAAGTCTTTAATGATTTACTCTGTTGTTAGGTATTTTGTTGATAAAGGATTGAGAATATTACTTGTAGTTCCAACAACGTCTTTAGTTGAACAAATGTACAAAGACTTTGAAGACTATGGATGGCAAGCGGAAGATTACTGTCACAGAATTTATTCTGGTAAAGAAAAATATGATAATCGCCAAGTAACAATCACAACTTGGCAATCAATCTACAAGTTGGAGAAAAGTTGGTATTCTGACTATGATGTTGTCATTGGAGATGAGGCACATCAGTTTAAATCTAAATCTCTAATTAACATCATGACCAAATTAGCAGATGCAAAGTATAGATATGGTTTTACTGGAACATTAGATGGAACTCAAACTCATAAATTGGTATTGGAAGGTTTATTTGGTCCAACATTTAAACTAATTAAAACTGATGAGTTAATTAAAAAAGGGTACTTGTCAAAATTAAATATTAAAGTTCTTCTTCTAAAGCATGAATCAAATAAATTTGAGAC